TTAGCTCAGGGGTAGAGCAGTTCCCTCGTAAAGAACAGGTCTCGGGTTCAAATCCCGAAGGCGGCTCTCAGCGCCCCCGTCATTGACGGGGGCGTTTCCTGTTACCAGCCATTCGACGGGTACGCCCGTAACCTCAGCGGCCTTCTTGATGTCGCGGGGGCGAGGCATGTGCTTGCCGTTGATCCAGCTATTGGTTGCGTTGCGGTGAACCTCTAGCGCGTCTGCGAGTTGGGTTGCGTTCAGGTTCGCGAGTCGAAGAGCCTTGCGAAGCCTGTCTGCGAAATCAAACTCTAAATCTGCTGCTGAAATAAGTTGTGTGTTCGTCATGTTCACAAGTATCGCATAAAGTTGTGCGTTTGAACGACACGCCGCGCTGAATTACAAGCTTGTAGTTCGTCTGCATCAAGATGTGCATATGGACAACTTGATGACTACGGCGCAGCTTGCGCTGTTACTCGGCGTTGATCGCTCTACGATAACCCGCCGTGTACAGGCTGGCGAACTCACGCCCGCCTACTCGCGTGAGGGGCACGGCGGGATATACCTGTTTGACCCCGCCCATGTCGCTATCTCCATCGCTGAGGTGGGCGAAGAGTGAGCACCAACGGCAACCAGGGCGTGCTCGTGCGCCCCCGTCTCACGTTCGAAGACGGGTTCACGATGATGCCCAACACCTGGATACGTGACCGCCGCATCAAGTGGGCAGCACGCGGCCTACTCTCGTGGCTACTCTCGCACGACGCCGGTTTCGAAGTCTCGATGGAACTGCTATCGAAGAGCGGCGATCTCGGGCGCGACGGCGTGCGTGGCGTGGTGCAGCAGCTTGAACAGTTCGGCTACCTGGAACGCATCAAGCGCCGCGATCAGCGCGGCAGAATCGCCCACACTGACTGGCATCTACGCGACCCTTTCACGGAGTCGAATAACCAGCTTGCCGGGCTTGAAGAGGCACCACCCACGAAAACCGTCGCCCGGAGTTATCCACAGGCTCAGGAACAAAACCCCAGATCAGAACCAGCGACGGGTTTACCGGCGCTGGCTCAGCCGTCGCCGGTTCAGCCGTCGCCGGTGAATCCAACGACTATAGAAAACTATCTACAAGAAGAACTATCTATAGATATCTCTAATCGAGAGTTACTAGACGCGACCCCGCGCGAAGCCGAGCTACCCGGCGGCACCTTCACCGCCGAAGAGCGTGCCGCCTACACCGCCGCGACCGGCGCACCCAGCGCACCCGGCGAGCAGCACCGCCCAGCGTGGGGCGTGCAACCAGCACCCACCTACCCCCGCTACGTGCCAGAGCCGACCCCAGACCGGCCAGCCGCTCGCACGACCGCTGAGGCTGAAGCCGTGTCAGACCTCGAATCACTCCCCTGCCCAGCCGCTCCACGTTTTCACCACTGGGTGCCCCTTGGCATGACCGAGTGCGCACGCGGATGCGGCACCACGATCACCATCACCGAAAGGCAAACAGCATGAACATCAACAGCCCGCTCGACCCCGCCGCCCTCGCCTCAGACGATCAGGCTCGCGCCGAGTTCAAATCACTCGGCATCACCTTCACGCCTGGCGCACCCATCATCGCGTGCATCGCTATCGACCTCGACGGCACAATGCACAGCACCATACGCCCCGGCATGAGCCTCGAAGCCTACGCCGAGCTGCTGCACCGCTACGCCGACTTCGTGGCAGAGAACGGGCTGTTCTCATGAGCATCGAGATTCGCGCCAAGGTGCAGCGCCTACCCAAGACCGGCGGCACACCGCTAGGCGAGCCGTGGCTTGCAGTGGTCTACACCAATGACCCAGAACCCACCGAAGAGCATTACCACGACAGCTACGAAACCACCTGGTGCGGGTCACTGCCCGAAGCGATCCAAGCCGTACTGCTGATGCGCAACCGCCTTGAGCGGCAGCTAATGGACGAGGTGCACGCGAGCCACGCAAGCCGACGCGCACGGCGTTGTGAGTGCCCTATCGGCATGCACTCGATCAACTGCCATGAACACGAACGCAACAAATACACCACGGAGGCCACCGCATGAGCGTGCAGTCAGCGCACGCCGAGATGTGCGCAGCGGTCTTCATTCGTGAGCGTGCAGACGTGCTGCGTGACGTGTGCGAGATATTCCCAGACACCGCGTACCCGGTCAGTGGTGACATGCTCGCGGTCGTGAAGCACGGCAGCGCGTACGAGCGTCGGCAGCGCCGCCGCCGCGCCTCAGCCGAACGCCGCGGGGAACTACCGTGAGCCGCCACCACCGGGCGCAGAAGTGGAGCACGCACAGCCCGAAGCTACGCGCCCTGATCCAACCACAGCTACCACTACCGTGCGCCCGATGCGGCAAGCCAGTCATGCCCACCGACAAGTGGCACGTTGGCCACATCCAAGACGCTGAGCACGGCGGCGCACCGGTCTACTCGAACGTCAGACCCGAGCACGCCCGCTGCTCGAACCGGTCAGGCGGCAAGCGTGCCGCGCAGATCGTCAACGCTCGACGCCGCAACCAGTCGAACACCTCGAAAGGGATACGCGACCTGTGACCTCATCAACGTCTTTTGAGAACCCGTCAGAACCTTCGCCTGGGGGCAGCACGACTTCTCTCCCCCCGTACGACCAAGCCACGTATGAAAAAATCTGGGAGAAGGTGTGCGCGCTCGGCATCACGCCGGGCGCACATGGCGATCTCGATAGCACCTGGTCACTGCGACTTGAGTTCCTGACCGGTGCCGAGATGCTGGGCATGGCGCTCGTTGACCTGACCGACAAGGCGGCGGTCGCGGCGCTTGCCGAACTTGACCCGCCGCTGGTGCCGCTGCAACCGCAGCAGTTGCTCGTGGCCGACGCGATCAACGCGGGCACCCGCAAGAACGTGGTCGAGATGCCGCGCCGCTCATCGAAGTCAACAAGCATCTTCGCGCTGCTGCTTGGCCGGTGCGTGTCCAGGCCACGCTACAAGGTCACGTTCTCCGTGCAGACCGGCACTGACGGGCGCGCGATGCTCGAAGAATGGGTGATCGGCGAACAGGGCATTGAGGTGTTCTGGCCTGAACTCTCGCTAGACACGATCAGGCCAACGAGCGGCAGCAGGAACCGTGAGGCGACACCCAAGGTGCCTATCGGCAGGTTCACGCATCAGCCGCTACCAGGCTTCGAACTAGAGCCAGTGGCCGAGACTCAGGCGAGCGAGACCGGCGAGCGCACCCACTACCGGTCAGGGAAGCCAGTCGTGCAGTTCTCAGCACGGCTCGGCAACAGTGGCACGCAGCTACGCTTCAGAAACCGCTCAGTGTTCCTCGTGCTGAAGCCAGAGGCCGCAGCGTACCGCTCGAAGGCCGCTGACTTCTCGTGGCTCGATGAAGCGCAAGAGCACGACCCCGAAGAGTCAGAGCTTCTGCTTGCCGGTCTACTGCCACTGCAAGACACCAGGCCGGGAGCACAAACCTGCATCAGCGGCACCGCCGGTCAGGCGAAAGTGGGCGCGTTCTGGAAGTGGCTCAAGATGCTCCGCACCGGCCACTCCAACATCGGCGGCGTGGACTTCTACGCCCCCGAAGACACCCCGTGGACGGTGATCGAGGACGCCGAGACCGCGATGCAACTACTCAGAACGATGCACCCCGGCGTAGACACGCTGACCACGATCCCGTCAATGCTCGAAAACTGGGAAGGCATGGCCAAACCCAAGTGGGCGCGCGAGTACCTCTCGATGTGGCCAGACGTTGGCGAAGAAGTCGTGATCGACCCCGCGATGTGGGATCAGGGCGCACTGCCCGAGTTCCCGCCACGACCGGAGCGGGTAGCGTTTGGCACCGACATTCAGCCCGGCGGTGCGGTCGCGGCAATCGCCGCAGCGTGGCGCGACGGCGACGGCAACGCCTACATTGAAATCGTTGACCACCAAATCGGCAACGCCTGGTTGCCGCCACGGTTCCAGTACTGGACGCGAGAGCGCTACCGAGGTAGCTCGGTCGCGTTCGACAAGATCGCCGAGGGCGAAGCGACCTACATCGAGACACGCCGCATCCACCCGCGCCCGAAGCTTCAGATTCAAACCTGGTCAGAGACCGCCGCCGGGTGCGTGACCGTGCTGCGCGAAATCGAAGCCGGAACCCTGTTCCACTTCGCCGGGCAGGTAGGACTCAACGAAGCGGTGCAGGTCGCGAAGAAACGCGAAATCAAGGGCAACGACCGTGGCGTGTGGATATTCACCGCCGCTGTTGGTGACGATGTGACCCCGCTGCTCGCCGGGGTGCGCGCCCTCAGGAACTGGGATCAGTACTACGCGAGAAGCAACGAAACCTCACAGCTAGGAGTGATCACCGCATGAGCGACAAGACCGGAATCCAGTTCGATGAAGGTGTGAGCGAAGTGCTGCTGGTGTGTCACGACTGTGCCGGAACCTGGCGCGCGTTCGCGTGGGATATGGCCGACGCCGAGCAACGCGCGATAGCGCATGAGGCACGAACACACCCCGGCACCAGCAACGTTCGCGAACGAATCAGGGCGCGACACGCCATGCGAGCACTACGCGAGCGCTGAATGTTACGAACTGCCGTGTCAGATAAAACACATGGCACTTCGTGACTACTTCCGCACCAAGCCCACCCCCGGCCTGAAACCGTTCAGCGCCGGGGGTGGCATGCGTTTGCGGTCACCTTTTGCCCAGACCACCCCGCACGAACTGGTCTACGCTGACGTGTTCCCAGACGGCGCATTCGGTGGCAAAGCGTTCACCCGCGCCGACGCAATGAAGGTGCCCGCTATCGCCGCAGCACGCAACCGCGTGATCGAACACCTCGCCGGTCGCCCCCTGGTTGACCACCTGGCCGGGGCACCCGCCAAGACGCAACCAGCCTGGTTGACCTCGACCCGTAGCGCCCTCGCGATCTCGCCCTACCAGCGCATGCTCGCCAGCCTGGACGATCACATTTTTGACGGTGTGACGGCGTGGGCGGTCAACCGTGGCGCGAACAACCAGATCACCGGCGACGCGATTCATATCCCCATCGATAGGTGGTCAATGGATGAGTACGGCGTGTTCTACTTCGACGGCGAAGAGGTGCCCGCTGAACAGGTGCTCGTGATCCCTGCCGCAATGCCCGGTCTGCTGCACGTTGCCCAGGAAACCATCGAGGGCGGTCTCGCGATTGAGCGTGCCTGGCGTGCACGCGCCCGTAACCCGGTGCCGTCGATCATCCTCGAAGAGCGAGAAGCCGACAGCATGGGGCAAGAAGAGGCCGAAGCTTGGGTAGGCGCTATCGCTGCCGCTCGCCGCAACCCTGACGGTGGAGTCATGTTCGTGCCCGCGAAGATCGCCGCGAAATTCGAAGAGCACACCGGCGAATCGTTTCTAGAGAACGCCCGTAACGCGATCCGTATCGACGTTGCCAACTACTTCAACCTCACAGCGCAGTCCGTCGAAGCGTCCAAAGCGCAATCCACGCTCACCTATGAGACCGCCGAGACCGCCGACGCGCAGACCACAGACCGTATGGCGTTCTGGTCTGAACCCATCGAAGCACGCCTGTCGCTAGACGATGTGGTGCCCAGCGGTCACCGCGTCAGGTTCAACTTCGCCAGCGAACACCACCCCATCACCGGAACCCCAACAGAGGACTAACCCCATGAGAATCACCTTTGAGGCCGCACACCTGGAAGCCTCACAGAACGACCGAATCATTTCAGGCGTGCTCGTGCCCTACGGCGAACAAGGCCAGACCAACCTCGGCAAGTTCGAAGTGCCGCGCGGTGCGCTCACCTTCCCGTCTGATCCGTCGCAGATGGTCGCGAACGTGGAGCACGACCGTGCTGAAGCGTTCGGCCACGGTGTGCGCATCACCGACAGCCCCGAAGGTCTCGTGTTCGCTGCCCGCGCCGCAGACACCCCCGAGGGTGACCAGGCGCTGGCAGACGTGGCGAGCGGCAAGCGCACCCACTGGTCTGTCGAGGCCGTAGGACTCGTGATCGAGAAGGGCAAGGCAGTCGCGGGCAAAGTGTTCGCTGCCGCGCTCGTGGAGAAGCCCGCGTTCCCCAGTGCGGTGCTGCTCGCATCAGCGGTCGAAGACGAAGACGGTAACGCCGAGGTAGTCACCGAGGACACCGAGAACGACACTGAGCCGAGCGGCGACGCGACCACCACGACCGAAACCTACACCGACGAGATTGTGGACGAAGACGGCAACACAACCTTGCGCGAAACCACGATCACGACCGTTGAGGACGGCAACACCACCACGGTGACCACTGAGTCAGTGGTCACCGTACCCGAAGAACCCACCGAGAAAGAAGAGGAGCCAATCGTGGCCACACTCACCGCATCTGCTCGCAAGGGCGCTACCCGTGTCGCCCCGCGTGCCCGCACACAGGATCGCCCTGCTGAGCCGCCGAAGCTTGACCGCCTGTTCGCGGCACTGTCTGACGCTCGCGTACTCAACACCACCGACGCGAACAACACACTGATGGCGGCGCTCACCGAACTGAAGACTGACGGTGCGCTTGGCCACGCCGGGGGCGGCACCCCGAACCAGGGGTTGCCCGATAACTGGGTAGGGCAGTTGTGGGATGGTCGCGAGTACGACCGCAAGTTCATCAATCTGAACCAGCACGGCACCGATATCACCGCGACCGGCAAGCGCGGCTACCGTGCGATGCGCGGCACGAAGGCCGCACCCAAGCAGCGCTATGACGGTACCTGGGCGGGCGAGCTCTCGGCGATTAAGACCGCGAACGGCTACATCGAAGAGTCAGGCTCGACCCTGCACAAGTGGGCGCTCGCGAACACCATCGCCCGCGAGTTCTTCGACCTGCCCGGCGGTGCCGAGTTCATCGAAGCCTATTTCAAGCTGCTGGTCGAGGATTACGCAATGTGGTCAGACGAGACCGCACTGAAGATCATGCTGAAGGCGGCAGGCACGCCCATCGCCCCAGAGAATCACCTGTCTGGATACCCGGCGCAGCACCAGTACTCACAGGCAATGGTGATGCTCATTCAGGGCATTCGCACCGTGAACCGTCGCGGCGACAACGCCACCTATGCGGTAGTGAACAAGCTCGCCTACGACCAGCTGGTCTACACCCCGAACGACCTGATCCCTGAGTACATCACGTTTGATATCACGACCGAGCGCGGCGGCAGCGCCGACAGCGGCAAGGTCGTGGTCGTTGAAGCCGACAGCGAAGACGTTGACCTGTTCGTGGACTTCGCCGGTGCGCCGGTCGTTGACGATACCAAGCCCGCTGTGCTTGTCGGTGCGAAGCGTGCGATCGACATTGACGAACTCGGCAGCACCCCGTTCACGGTGGACGCGCTAGAGATCGCGAAGGGCGGCATCGACCGTGCGCTGCACGGGTACTTGCAGGAGCACACCGTGCGCCCCCGCTCGCTCGCGCTCATCGGCACCGCAGTAGCAGGCGGCTAACCCATGCCTACCCCGGAACTGCCAGTCTACGGTGACCCCGTAGCCTGGCACGACCTCGAATCGATCCGTGAGGATTGGGAGAGCGGCGAGGACATTCCAGACACGTTGCTCACTGACCTGCTGCTTGTCGCCAGGCTCTCAATCGAAGCGTTCGCCCCACCACTATCTGCCGAGATGATCCAGGCCAACCAGTGCCCCGTGAACTACCGCCTGGCACACCTGATGCAGACCAGGAACCTGTGGAACGCGGTCACCGTTGATTCCAGTGGTGGCATCGGTGAAGACATGGGGTACGCCTACAGGCCGATGCCGCTCGACTGGATCGTGAAGCAGGTACTGCGCCCGAAAACGTCTGTGCCGGTGGCACTATGAGCGCCCTACGCGCCACGCTGAAAAGTGACCTCGAAGCGCTGCTTCCGAACTTCAAGGTCACGCGTGGCATCAAAACCCCTGACCAGGTTACGAAGCCCCTGGTGATCCTGGAGCAGAAGAGTCTCGAACCATCAACCAGCGCGCGCGGGTGGCTCGATATCGGCCTGAGCGTGCATGTGGTCACGCATTACCAGGGCATGACCGACAAAGCCGAAGACGAGGTAGACGCGCTGGTACTCGAAGTCATGGCGGCGCTGGAGCAGATCAGGTATCTGACGCTCGGTGCCGCCACCAAAAAGATGTACGCCGAAACCAATCTGTCGTACGAAATCGAAACCACCAACACCGCACGAAAGAAGGTATCCCCATGAACCCGCCACCCACGATTGTTGACGTAGACCCGATCTATCTCGACAACGCAGCACTGGTGATCGACACGTTTGATTACGCTGCCGCCGCGTCCAAGATCGAGTGTCAGCCCTCGATTAAATCGGCCACCTTCCGGGGCATGAAGCGCACCGCGAGCTTCACTAGCACCTCAGTCGAGTCGTGGACGCTGTCTATCGACTTCGCTCAGGACTTCGAAACTGCCGAGTCGTTCTCGAACATGCTGTTCGACAACCAGGGCGACGTGGTAACTATCGATTTCGCGCCCATCGACGGCGGGAAAGTCTGGCAGGTTGACGTGCAGTTGGTGCCGGGCGGTATCGGTGGTGCAGGTGGTGCGCACGCCACGACCTCGATCAGTCTGGGCGTGCTCGGCCAGCCACGCCGCAAGACCCCGTAGACGGCGGGTGAGGCGCATGCTCGGTATCGACGTCAACAGTTCACGCGAGCTTCAAGCGTTGATACTGAGTGTGCGCCGCGCCAACCGCGAAATTCAGGGAGAGATTCGTAAACACACCAAGACGATGATCACCCCTGAGTGGCGCAAAGCGTTGGCTGAGCAGTCGCTCACAAAGGTTGAACAGATCGTGCTGGTGGACACTGCCCGCGTGACGGTCTCAAACCAGAACGTGACGCTGCGCGCCGGCGGTCTCGCAAAGAAACTTTCGGGCGGTGCGAAGGCGTTCGAAATCGCGCCACAGGTGGAGTTCGGTACACCGATGAAAGTCATCAAATACAGCGGCAGGCGCGGCACAAAGCGGTTCCCAGTGACCCGGCGCGGCAACATGCAGTTCCGGCAGGTGAACAAACGCGGCTGGGTGGTGTATCCCGCAGTCGCGCAAATCTTGCCCCGCCTGGCGGCGCTCTGGGTGCAGACAGCTGTACGCACCTTCGCAGAAGCAATCGAGAAGAAGTAGGAACAACAATGGCCGGTAAAGGTTTCGAGATACACGCGGCGCTCAACGCGTCGAAGTTTCAGAAGGGCGTGAAAGACGTTGAGGGCGCGCTC